GACTGGCACACGTGGGGTCGGGCTAATCAGCAGGTGCCGGTCGAAGAGGACTGGTGGACCATCTGGATGATTTTGGCCGGTCGCGGCTGGGGCAAAACGCGCTGTGGTGCCGAATTCGTCCGTTGGCATGTCGAGCGTGGTCTCGCCGGTCGTGTGGCGCTGATTGCCGAAGACGCGGGTGACGCCCGTGACGTGATGGTCGAGGGTGAATCCGGCATCTTGGCCATTTCGCACCCCAGCTGCCGCCCGAATTTCGTGCCGTCCAAACGTCGCCTCGAATGGCCAAACGGCGCGATCGCCACCATTTACTCTGACGCCGACCCCGAAGCGCTGCGCGGTCCGCAGCACGACTTGTTCTGGTGCGACGAACTTGCGAAATACAAGAATCCGGACTCAGTGTGGTCGAACCTGATGTTCGGTCTGCGTCTCGGCCAGAAGCCCCGAGGCTGCGTGACCACCACGCCCAAGCCGATCCCGATCATCCGCAAGTTGGTGGACGACCCACGCACTCTCGTGACCACGGGAACCACCCACGAGAACTTTGCGAATCTCGCGCCGACCTTTCGTGACGAAATTATCTCCGAGTACGAGGGAACGCGTCTCGGGCGGCAGGAGCTATATGCCGAGCTTATCGATCCGGAAGATTATGGCATTGTGAAACGCGAATGGTTTCGTCTGTGGTCGGCGGACAAGCCATTTCCCGAGTTCGTCTACATCTTGCAGTCGTATGACCCCGCTTACACCGACAAGACGATCAACGACCCGACTGCATGCTCGGTCTGGGGCGTGTTTCGACCATCGGATGATAAGCCCATGTCGGTCATGCTGATTGACTGCTGGGAAGAGTTCATGATTTACCCCGACCTCAAAAGCAAAATGATCGAGGAATACGATTCGGTCTATGGTGATCCGGGTAAGAAGGTGGATCAGGTGCTGATAGAAGAGAAGGCGTCAGGGCTGTCGCTCATTCAGGACCTGCAGCGGTCCGGTATCCCTGTTCGCGGGTACAACCCCGGTCGAGCGGACAAGACCCAGCGACTGGCGCTGATCGCCAACATCATCGAGCGCGGCAGGGTTTACGTGCCTGAATCAACATTGAAGCGTGGCCAGCCTCGGGACTGGGCTGAAAAACTCATCTCGCAGATATGCTCCTTCCCAGAAAGCGAAAGGGATGATTTAATAGACACCACGTCGCAGGCGTTGCGCCTTTTGCGTGATATGAGTTTAATCACGGTAGACCTGCCTCGGGATAACGACGACTTGTACGTCGATGACACGCAACCGCGCCGCATTAACCCATACGCGATCTGATCATGGCCGAATTTACCGCACGTGTTGAACAATACCCGCTGCTTGGTGCATTAGGCCGTGCAGTATCGAAGGCCGACGAATTCGCACGAAAGCCTTTCGGTTACGAAAATCCGCCAGCGGCGATCATCTCCGATCTGCTGCAGATACCAGCGCTCACCCGCACGGTCGAGAACATCAATTACGGCTCGCCGCTAACACATGGTACCAGCCCGATTTCGAAGTATCTGCCTCGCCTAAATAAGGACACGGCTGGCGCTATCGAGGGCGCGATTAATTTGGTTCCTGCAGTGGGTCCACTGGCCCGAGCTACCAAAGATGGCGTACGCGCTGCGGCACCATATGCGGCCAAGCAAGCTTTAGATGTTACTGAGCGATTCGGCGTGTCGCCGGTGATGAATGTGGTTAAACCCGTCGGTAACTTGAACCTGCGCCCATCGGTTCTCGCCTCTCACCTCAAAGGTCCAGAGAGGCAGAAGGTTGGTGATTTCATCAAGCAGATTAACGGCATGAAGGGTCTGACCAAGGAAGGCAAAGAGGGTGCACTCGCCTCGCTGAAAAGGATGGACCAAAATGCGGTGGTCACCAAGGATTACGTCGAAAATGCATTAGAGCCTTCGAAATACAACATCGTCGATCTGAAAGGTGCAGCGGATGATGCTTCTGCTCATCTGCACGATTTAGCAGTCGATAATGTGACGAGTAGAGACTTTGATTATGATGGCTTCATGAATTATTTAGACATCTATCCTGAATCACCGCAAAGAATGAAAGAATTTTTAGACGTCGTAGACGGCGCAACACATGGAGGAACCGATTTAGCGTTAGAACGGAAATTAAAACAATCACTTAACAAATTATATCCGGAAGACCGAACGATGCTGCGCGAATTAGGCATTATCTCGGATAATGGGATTAATCTCAACGCGTTCCGTAATGCGCAAGATGAATTTATCAACAGACTTGTAGATGAGGAATTAGAGTTTTTACGAACTCACCATGATGATCTGTATCCGGCAGGTGATTATGCGCATCGCGACTATCAGCGTTTGAATCGCGGCGATGACACCGATTACGTTGAATTTGGCGTAGCCCACCCCGATGCGCCCGTTGGCTACAGGCATTACGCTTCATCTGAAGAGCCTCTGGTAGCTCATGTGAGGGGTTCTGGTGATCCTAGACAAGCGATGCTGCCCGATGATACCAGCATTGATCTGGACCCGAATTCATTCCTCATCGAAGAATTACAGTCTGATGCGGCGAAGAGGGCTGGCACCGCCGGGATTTTACATCAGCCACATGCTACCGCTTTTAAAGCGGCAATCCAAAAGGCGCTTGAACAAGGCCATGACACCGTTTACATGCCGACCGCTCGCACTATTGCGTCAATACGAGACAAAGCAACGGAGTCATTCGCGCCGATCTATGATCAAGAGGTCGTGCGCCACGGTATCGAGCCATTGCAGCGAATTCCCGGCGTCAGTGTCGAGCCAGTGACTTATGAAGCCGCAGAGGGTCCGGCCACCGCGTACCACAAGATCAAGATTTCACCCGAGGCCCGAAAAGAGATTCTAGAGGGTCAAGGCCAGTCACTGCCCGGTTTTGCTGGTGGCGGGTCGGTTGACGCTCAGGCTTTTGATCCCGGCGCATCGTTGATGTATGCAATGAGTCGTTACGGAGCGAGATAATGGCCGATACCGATAAGCTACGCGAGGTCTACTTCGGGCGTTACGCGGGTCAGCAGCGCCCAGCACCCACCAGCATCTCGGAGGCCGCTTCCCGGCTCACGGAGACTATCTCCGAGCCTATGCGAGCGTTGATGGATGCTGGAGCCGGATTCCTGCGCGGATCGACGGCCGGTACGTTCGGCGCACCCGCCGACATCCTCAATCTGCTGCGCGTCAAGCAGTTGGGCGGGTCCGACATTCCGTATGGCTACGAGTATTTCAATCGCGTTTTGCCGTCAGCGGGTCCGAGCCAAGAGGCGAAAGTCATGGGTACTCTCGGCCAATTCGCACCGCTGCCCAGCCGAGTGGCTTCGGCTCCACTCAAAGCGGTAGCCGCAATCCCCGGTGCCATCAAGCATGGCGCGACCGAGTTCGCGAAAGCATCGGCACTCGGTGCACCACACGTGATGCGCCCTCGTGGGTCGCAGACGATAGATACCGGATTGCGCGAAGAACTCAGCCGGTTCTACCGTCGTCAGAATCCTGAAGCGACTCTCGCGGAGCTTGAAACTCGATTGGCGTCGGAACCCACGTCACCGGAGGCCACTCGTACTTTTGAGAATGCGATAAATGAACTCAAAAAGGAGGTCGCTATCAAGAATTGGGTGCAAGGTCCGCTCGCCAAATACATCAAGCGCGACATGGGAACGCCCGAGGATCCGGTACGATTGTTGGCCGAAGAAGGGATCACTCACACTCAATTCCCACCGGCCTTTGCTCAAACATCTGGTTTCCAAGGTAAGTTACGGGATGAAGCCGGGTTTCCGATGTGGGGTATGGGCGTGTCACCCGAGGCTCGCAGGTACGAGAATGTTGCGGATTACGCTGTAGGCGAGCCTTATATTATTGGACACCCAGAGACTGCTGAGGCATTCGAACTTGGTGCGTTGGCTTCTAAATACCACGGCGAGGGTTCCCATGGTAGCCAAATGCCCGATTGGATGGCAAAGCTACCTGAGGGTACGAAGGTTTATGCCCCCGGTACTACGAACATGGGCTTCGACCACATCGTCGATGTCTTGCGTGAGGATCTCGCTGCTGGTCGTATTCGACCCGAGCAGGTTTCGAAGATTTCGATGGAACAGGCGGTGCGTCGCACTCATCAGTACGACCAAGAACTCGCCGCCAAGATGGACGCGGAGAAGGCCGCATTCCGCGCAGGCCTGCCGGTGCACAAAGAGTACAAGACCGGCTACAAATGGGTCGAGCTTAACAAACCGGGTGCATTTGCAGCGGAGTCAGACGCCATGGGTCATTCAGTACGCGGATACGAGCCACCAAAGGGACACCCTGATTGGGTAGAAGCCTCGGGTACTTCAGGGTCTGAATCGTATGGTCATGGTGGCTGGGAGGCGATCAAGAGTGGTCGCGCCAAGGTTTACTCGCTGATCGATGACAAAGGTCGGCCACACGCAACGGTCGAAGTGTTACAACCGGGCGTTCCCACCAAATATGATTATGACATGCTCGAAGAACTTGTTGGGATAAACACGCCTCTTGAAGACAGAATGTACAGAGAAGTAGGTAGTGAAGCTAAAATTCAAGATTATTACAAATGGTTATCAGAAAACGCCGAAGGTCCAGTTAAACATTACGCACTTGGATTTGTTAAAAAAATGAGCGACGGGCCTGCTAAAATTACTCAGATCAAGGGAAAGCAGAACACGCGTCCGGTCGAAGATTACCAGCCCTACATCGCTGATTTCATACGCCGTGGCGAGTGGCACCCAGAAATCGGAGATATCGGACACACTGACTTAGTAAATGTTGGTGGTAAGTACCTCCGTCAGTCAGAATATGATGAATTAGCTAAACAGCACGGGGTGGACAAAGACCCCGAAGCATTTTCCAGATCACTCGGCTTTAGAGCGGGCGTTGAAGGAGTAGATCCGATGTCTGATGCTATCCGCAACTTCATACCACCCGAATTCGCAGAGGGCGGGTCGGTAGATTCATTACGAACTATTTATTTCGGACGATAACAATGGATATGCAAGTATTTTTTAACATAGCGGTGGCGATCGCCAGTGCATTCGGAGGGTGGATTCTAAACAACATCCACCGCTCGCTGGAAAAGCTCGACAATGATGTACGTTCGATGCCGCACCAGTATGTAAATCGCGACGATTATCGCGAAGATATGCGCGACATCAAAGATATGCTGAATAAAATCTTTGATCGTCTTGACGCCAAAGTTGACAAGTAATACACACAATAAGGACGATTATGGACGAGTTACTACCCGCTTTGCCACCGGAGATGGCCGCAGGTCCCGAAGACGAAGAGGGCATGCTCGTCGAATTCGACATGGAGGAGTCCGAAGTCGAGGAATTACCCGACGGCTCGGCTATCGTCAAGATGGAGTTAGGCGGTCCAGACGAGAATGAAGACTTCTATTCGAATATGGCCGAGAAGATGCCGGAGACCGAGTTGTCTGGTCTGGCATTGAAATATCTCGATCTGATCGAGAAGGACAAAGAGGCGCGTAAGAAGCGCGACGAGCAGTACGAGGAAGGCATTCGACGCACTGGTCTTGGTAACGACGCGCCGGGTGGCGCTAATTTCCAAGGCGCGAGCAAGGTCGTGCACCCGGTGATGGCCGAAGCGTGTATCGATTTCATGTCTCGCGCTATCAAAGAACTGTTCCCGCCCGATGGTCCGGTGCGTACGCAGGTGATGGGTGAGGCCACTGAAGACAAGACTGAAATCGCCGAACGTAAACGCGATTACATGAATTGGCAGTTGACCGAGCAGATCGAGGAATTCCGCGACGAGATGGAGCAGATGCTCACTCAGTTGCCGCTTGGTGGCTCGCAGTACATGAAGCTGTGGTATGACGATCAGAAGAAGCGCCCATGCGCTGAATTCATTCCGATCGACAACATGATCATACCGTTCTCGGCGGCGAATTTCTACACCGCTCAACGGGCAGCTGAAGCGCATCACATCACACAGCAAGAATTCGAACGTCGCGTGTCGTCGGGTCTGTATCGTGATGTGTCGATCATCCGTGCCACCGAGGACCCTGATCCGACGCCTCCGGAAAAAGCGAACCGCAAGATCGAGGGCAAGACGGCTGACGAGAATATCGATGGGGTGCGCACGGTTTATCACGTGTATGTGCATCTTGAAGAAGAGGATGACAAATACACCAAGGGAGATTCCGCACCATATATCATGATGATCGATGAAGTCGATCGCACGGTGGTAGGCTTATATCGAAATTGGGAAGAAGAAGACGAGACGATGACCAAGCTGGACTGGATCGTCGAATTCAAATTCATTCCATGGCGCGGAGCACTCGCGATTGGCCTTCCGCATTTGATCGGCGGATTATCTGCAGCGTTAACCGGTTCGCTTCGTGCATTGATGGATTCGGCGCATATTTCAAATGCCGCCACGATGCTAAAACTTAAAGGCGCACGGATTTCTGGTCAGTCACAGCAGGTCGAAGTTACGCAAGTGACCGAAATCGAGGGTGCACCGGGCGTCGATGACATCCGCAAGATCGCGATGCCGATGCCATTCAACCCGCCGTCGCCGATACTTTTCCAATTACTCGGGTGGCTTACCGATGCCGCGAAGGGCGTCGTAACTACGTCGGAAGAGAAGATCGCGGATGTCAACGCCAATGCACCAGTTGGTACCACGCAAGCATTGATCGAGCAAGGTGCGCACGTATTTTCATCGATTCATGCTCGTTTGCATTCATCGCAATCGAGGCTGTTGAAAGTACTCGGACGCATCAATCGCTGGTATCTGGAAGATATGCGCAAGGGCGATCTGGTGGCCGAGTTACCCATTCGCCGCGAGGATTTCGTACGCAATACCGATGTGATTCCGGTGTCGGATCCGCACATATTCTCGGAAACCCAACGGATGGCGCAGAATATGGCGATCATCCAGTTGGACAAAGCGTATCCGGGTGTGATGGACCCGACGGCGATCGTCAAGCGGTCACTAAAGCAGTTGAAAGTACCGAATATCAAAGAATTGATGCCGAATCTGCCGGAGCCGGAAGAGCTAAATGCCGCTGAAGAGAATGTCGCAATGTCACTTGGCCGTAGAGCGTTTGCGTACCCGCATCAAAATCATCTCGCGCATCTGCAGACACACCTC